TAACCCAGTCAGAGGTGTGTGCGTTTTCGGCCGACTGGTAACTCATTATGTTTTTCTTGATGCTCCCCAACCTCGTTGAGTAATCATTCCGCTGTTTGGTGAATCGTCCATGTGAACTTCTCCACCACCCATGTATCCTTTAACCATACCCCCATCTTTTTTACCCATGGGTTTATCTTTGTTTTTAGCTCGTATTCTTCTTTGTTTTTCAGCTAACATAATAGCTTCATCTCTATTAGATCTTTTTTTAGGTTTAAGTTTTAATTTTATTTGTTTTTTGTTTTCGTCTAGTTGTTCTAAGGCTAAGCTTCTAGAAGCACTATCAGCCATCTCTTGCATAGTTGTATTTTGCATTGCTCTTGCTACTGCTTCTGGGTCAGCATTATTTAATAATTCTAACTCTGCTTTATTTAAATTTCCTCTAAGTTCACCAGCAGATATTTTTTTACCTAATCCACCTAAATTTTTTTTTGTTTTTTCATTCATTAGTAATACTCCCTTGGTTCCGTGATCCGTGGTTCATCGTAGTAGTCATCGGGGAGTTTGACAAAGTTGCCTTGACGGTATCGCATGAGCGCTTGTGTTGTTGAGTCAACATAATCGTCATGATCGCCAAAAGGAAAAGCTGCACACTCCTCTATAACGTCCTGTGCCCATCGTTCATCCGGACACCATACTTGGCCCGATTCAAACATAGGGGCTACTGAATTAACCCGAACATGTTTATCGTTCCCTCGACTTGGTGTAAAGTTTACAACAGGTATACCTGCTGATCTTAACTCATCTGTCAACGGAAGTCCAGAAGCTTTTGCTTCCACAATAACTGTTTCCGGTTCCCAGTATTTATATTTATCCATAGCAATTTTTTTGAGCTCTGTAAACTCCCATCTTCCTTTTTCTGCATCTAATAATATTATTTGAGGGTTTCCCTTACTTGGATGACTAAACACGCCCCATGTGGTAATCGCGCTATAGTCCGCTGTTTCTTTTTTACTGAACGCTGTATCATAACTTTGGATGACATGAATCAAGTCCGGTACTTCATCTTCTTCCCATATTTGCCACCACTCACGTTTCAATATAGAGCCCTCTTCGGCGGTAGGATTTTGCTGCCACTGGGCTTGCCATTTTTGCTCGGTTAAGGAAGCACGGGTCGCGGTCAATGAATCAATGTCCCAGTACTCTGGCCAAATAGGTTTATTACTTGGTAATATAGCCGGGAACTCAATAAGCTCCCACTGATCTGCCTTGGGTTCTTTTGCTTGAGCGTCAATCAATCTGCCTGTCAAATCTTTCACGGACCACCGGGTCATAACAATAACGATAGCACCGCCCGGCTGTAGACGTTGTCTAGGACCAGAGGTATACCATTCATACGCACTGTCAAAAGCTGTTTCGGATAGAGCGTCTTGCTCGGAGTGCGGATCATCAATGATCAATAAGTCTGCACCACGGCCCGTGATACTTGAACCAACGCCCGCTGCAAAGTACTCGCCGCCTTTGTTTGTTTCCCAACGGCCAGCCGCTTTACTGTCCGCGGATATCGCGACTTCATCAAAGACTTGTTGATAGACTTGACTGTCAATAAGGTTCTTCATCTTACGTCCAAACCTAACAGCAAGTTCTGTATTGTGTGTTGTTTGAATTATCTTGAGTTGTGGTTTATTGCCCACTAACCAAGATGGAAATAAGAAAGAAGCAAACTCTGACTTTGTATGTCTAGGTGGCATGTTAACAATCAAACGCTTGATTTTACCATCCCGTATGTCCTCAAATTTTTTTGCAATTTTTTTGTGATGATAACCGGAGACAAAGTCTGGCCAAACATGTCTGACAAAAGGTATGAAGCCTTTTTCAGCAGCATCTAGCTTTTTTAAATGTTCTTGAATTAATTGTTCTTGAAGTTGAACTTCAGTTTGAGAAACCATTATGAAAAATTTTATATAATATTTTTATGGGATAATCAATATTTTCATTCGTACAGATTTAGGGGTGTGGGTATGTCTGGATTAGTGTTACGCGCAACTATGTAGGAGTCCCATTATATTATTTAGGGGGGCCCCCGAAGGGGGTGCGACCTTTTGCCATACCATATGTAGTATGCACCAAGATCCTAGCTACTAGATATAGTACCCCCCGAAGGGGGGCGAGTTATCCACAGCCACTAGATATGGTACATGGACCGCGAAGCGGGCCACAAGATGTAGTACCCCCGAAGGGGGTGCGACGTTATGTCGCATTGACATCGAAGCCCAAAAAAACACCCCCCGAAGGGGGTGCGACACTATGTCCTATTGACAGGGGCTATTGTATCTTAACGAATTGTCCCTCGCCTTTGCCACCGTATCTAAAACCGCAAGCTTTAATAAACTTGTAAGAGTCAAATCTTGGATTTTCAGACATATATAATTCAAGAAATCTAAGAACAAGATTATTCGCGGTTAAGCTTTCACAGTCGCGGTCAGTTAAGTACTTAATGATTTTGGCTGTGTTTTCGAAGTCTTTTCTAGTCATGTTTATCCTTTCTTTATATCCCATTTATATAGGATAGTTATCCACAAGTCAAGGATTAATTTAACCGTGACACAACCCATAGTACCCCCCGAAGGGGGGCCGCGACAATTGGTCGCATTGACACAATATGTGGTACGTGGAACGCGGAGCGTGGCACAAGATGTAGTATGCCCCCGAAGGGGGCTGCGACGTTATGTCACATTGACACAAGATATAGATCCCCCGAAGGGGGTGCGACATATTGTCACATACTAGATGTAGTAGGTCCGCGGATCATGAACATACCACCAGTAGTACCCCGAAGGGGTGCGACATTATGCCACATTGACATTGAAAAAAACCCCCCGAAGGGGGTGCGACAATTTGTCACATTGACATTTTGATTGATCTATGATCGCGGATCGCGGTTATTTCTTCGCGGTCAAGAAATCTAATAATAGATGATATGATCGCGGTTCAAATTCCAAGGAACACGGATAATTGAAACCATTTTCTAAGAGTTCACGCCCTTTGTCACCGTCGTATAGTTTGATGATCTTGCGTCGCGGTGCTTGAACAATATAGAAGTTATTAGGATTTTGTGAAAAGTTCTTATAATTCCAAGATATTTGTAAGGGGCTTATATTAATTCTATTTTGTTTTATTATTGTTTTACACTCTAACCAGAAAGAAAAACCATTATAAACGCCGTATAAATCGGGTATTCCGCCCCCGTGTCTGTTTTCAATTCTTGACCAAAATACTTGTTTTAGTTCTCTGAATATCTGTTTATAGAAAAGGGTTTCGGGTTTTGTAGACATAAAAAAACCCGCTAATTATAGCGGGCTTTTGTAGATTGTAAAAAGATTAATTAGAAGTTTTGTATTATTAATCTTTCAGTTCCAACGACGGGAATTATAGAAGTGTTGTTTTCTAAATCTTGAATTGTTTCAATAGAATTATAATTTTCTATTATTTCTTGAAGGTTTTCATATTCTGAATACTCGCAAGCAAAAGCGACGGGATCAAAATTAAATTCTGTGCCTTGATCTTCTTCTAAGTCTACCAAATAATCATAAAGACTAGATAAGCCTTCAATAGAAAAATTATCCTTATACTGAGAATTTAGAAACCAATTTCTAAAATAATAAGTATCAATAGTGTTTTTCATTTTTAATATTTCCTTTCTTAATATGTTTATATCAGAATATAGGATTTTCTCAAGCGTAAAAAAACCCCTGTTATAAGGTCACATTATAACAAGGGTTATTAATTAAACCGCGATAAACTTATTTTATACGGCTAGTTCTAAGGCTGTACTCATAGCATTAGTTTTAATATTACCTTTTCCATTAGTGAAAAAGTTATTTTTTAAACGGCTTGACACTTGATCAACACCGCCCCTTAAATGATCTTCATTGTAAGTTACACAGTTAAACGCTTTCCAATAAGTGTCTTTTCTTGCGTGATTGCCTGTATTTTGTAACTTATAAGTTTTACCATTAGTTTCTATAGTATCGTGAAAAACCCCATAACATCTTTTAATATTGGTAATGTTTGAGCCTTCTAGATCATTCAATGAATTATACTCCATTGATGACTTTTGAAAGTCACCCAATAGTTTTGGATTATAAACAAGAATAAAATATTTCAATAAATCGCTTTCTTTTATCTGTTTATTGTCAAGGGTTTTTGCTTGCTCTGAATATTCTTGATTGCTTTTTAAAGCCGTATCAATTTTAGATTTTACCAAGTTTTCAAATTCAGTTGAAAATTCTATTCTATGGCTAATTCCTATTTTAAATTGGCTGTTATCTTTTAAAGCATTCATAAAAGTATTAGAACACCACACAGAAATATTAGTTGTCAAAATAGATGACTTGTCACGCCCTGTATGAAAGTTATTAAACATTATATAAGACTTTACAACATCATCGCCAATATTAAACTGACCGTTTGTTTTTGCTAAGAAAGTGACATATTTATCTCTATCGTAGCTAAAAGCATGTTCAAATTTGATACCTGTATTTCTAGCAACATGATCGCCAATTCTAGCGATCTGATCATTTTGCATAGGGTGATAGCTATCTGTTAAACCAGACACTAAAACTTCTTGATCATCTTTTACTAAAGAATAAAACTTATCGCTAACTTTAAGTTTAACATCTTTATTGTCATTTTTTTGAAAAATAACGGGTTTCATTTCAACATTCCAATCTAAATTGGCATTGTTCATAAGTTGAGAACAATTTAAATTTTGATCAACAGCGTTAAATTGGTTAAGTCCTTTTCCTGTTAAGTCTAAAAGACTTGACCACTCATAGTTTTTAATTTCTTTCATAAAATTATTTCTTTCTGTGACCATGAAAATATCTTTATAGGATTTTATAGGATAATGCAAGCGTTAAATTAATATAGCCCCGACGAATTCGGGGCTATTTTTACGATTGATATTAAAGGAAATAATTATTTTTAGCTTTCAACCGTAAAACCTTTTTTTGGTAAGTCACCATTATTTATAGCTGTTTGTATAACTAGTTCAGACATCAAGCACAAACCCCGAATAATCATTTTTAGCTTTACCTTTAGCAACCAAACCCGCTATAATATTGTGACCGTCTAAAAATCTAAGATCATTTTGATCTGCATTAATAACTTTGTAACCGTTAAATTTTCTAGGCAAATCTTTTCTAAATACTGCTGATATATTGCCACCTTTTTTTAGAATATCAAAAGCCTGTTTTTTATTATCTTCATTTAAACTATATGTAAGATGATAATTTCTAGGAAGTTGACCATTAACAAATTTTAACGCCCTTTTATAAATCTTGGTATAATCATACCATTGAATACTTTTATATTCCTCAATTAAACCTGTATTTTCCCATGAGATATCACTAGTTCCATTTAATCTAATACAAGGAGTTAGTTTTTTTGCTTTAGCTTTTACAATAAAAGCGTCTATTTCTTTTCTTAATTGATCTAAAAAACTTTCTCTCTCTTGTATATACCACCTAGTTTTATTGATACGACCTTGTTTAACACTATTAAAAGCACCATGACCCGCCGTATACAAACACGCCTTTTTGCAACCGTTTGAGGCTTGAGGGCAAACATTAAAACCAGATTGAGTTGAAGGGGCTAAGTATAATATAGCCGTGATAAAACCGTATTTTTGACCTTTTACAGTTTTTGCGTTGTTATCGATATTAAGTAATTTTTTTGATTTTACGAATTCTAACATTTTTATTCTTTCTCTTTTTCATTTTACCTGTAATACCTTTGCCACGATCACTATAAACATTTTGCGTATAATAGTAATCGGGGCTTTTAGTATTTTTGCCAAAAGGATAGTTATTAAAATCATTCCACTCTTCATTTTTTTCTTTTAAATGTTTTCTATTTAAAGCCCAAAATTTACTTTTTTCTAATTCTGAAAGTGTCATAAATATCCTATTAACATGGGAGTAAATAAAAAACAAATATTAATTACTAAAACTATTATACAGAATTTTATCACGGTCATAATTCCTCTAATATTTTTTCAATGCCATTAAAAAGGTCTTGACCTTTTTCTGTATTCATAGTTCCTTTGTTTTTGTCGTCGTCAATAAAAAATTTATCTCTTTCAGAACCGTTTAAATATTCCATAAAAAGAAAAAATATTTCGTCTGCTGTTTGAAATACAGCGTCGGGAGATAATTTACTCATTTGTTTACAACCTCGCTTATATCTTCAACTCTATCCCTAATACCTCTTAGACTATCATTGATATCTTGACGGTCTGAATATTTTCTTGAATATTGATCATCATCTAAATAATTATTTAATATTCTGATTGCGTGGGTTAAATGTAAATCTAAAATTTTAACATTATAGCCTTTTGATTTTGAAAAATGAACGGTGTCAAATTCTAAAACGTCGTAAGGGATAGCCCTATCTTCAACTATTTTTTGTATCTCTAATAAATCTTTTAGTTTCATTGTTATCCTTCTTTCTAATTTTGGTAAGTATCAGTTTTGCTGTGGAAACGGCTTAGTAGCCCAGTATTATTCAGCTTTCTTCCTGTATTTTTCTTCCTTCAACTGATACTTATTTATCCTATTATCATGGGAGAAGAATTTAGTCAAGTCTTTTTTTACTTCCTCAAAACTAAACTTTTCTACTTTGATATTATTATCACGGTCACGGTATATTCTAGTTATCGACATTAAATAATCTATTGGCAATCATATAACCTTTTTCAGTGAATTCAATTTTTTTGTGTTTACCGTGATTTTCCCTTCTTATCCAACCTTTACCATTTCTAAAAGAATTTGCATAATCATAGCCATTTGCTAAAAGCATTGAATTTCTTGAAATAAGTTGTCTAGTAAAATTATATTTTTTTCGTATATATGAAAGAGTAACAATTTTATTACTTTTTTCATTTATCCATTTCTCATATAAAATACATAATTGTATGATTGGAATGCACCTGTTTTTTTCTTCTATTTCAACAGAGGAAAAATTTTTTAATAATTTTCTTACTTTCATTTTAAAATCCCTTTCTATATTTTCTTATTCTTGCGTATGGAGAATCTAACGGTGGTATATATCCATTTTTAATTTTATCACGGTACAAAACACCTAACACAGAATTTTTTGATCTATGTAAAATTTTACCAACAGTTGAATAAGAATTTGTTTTTGCTAATTCTCTAGCTTGTTCCATTTCCTCTAATGTCCAGTTTTTAGTTTTCATTTTTATTCCTTTCTATACTTATCCCATTAAATAATATAAATTGACATGTCAATAACAAAATGATAAAAAATAAAAAAGAAAGGAAAACTATGAATAGAGTTGAAGAATTAGACTTATATAAAGAATATCGTCACGCTTACGATAAAGCTACTGAACTAGAATTTTTTGATAAACAACAAGAAGCAGATTATTATTATGAATATGCTATGCAATTAAAAAAGAAAATTGACAATGGAGAAACCATTCTTTACAAAGTTAATTTTTAGAAAGGAAGAAAATGAAAGATAAAACATCATTAGATTTATTTGAGGATTTATTAAGTGCTTTAGCTTGTTGGAAAAAAGTATCTGATAAAGATTATCAAACATTAGAAACTATTTATTATAAATTATTGGGAAAGAAACAAAGAACAGCTTTTCCAGAACCAACAGGAGAAATAAAATGACACTAGAAGAATTATATTGGTGGAGAGTTGAGAGATTGTGGACTATGTATAACAGCATTACAAACGATGAAGTTTATAAGTCTATGTGGGAAAGAAAATTAAAAGAATTATTACTGAGGGGGTTTCGTGGACAATGAATTTGAATTACCAGATTACTATAATACAAAAAAACCAAAAGAAGAAGAGAAGGATTTAGTTAAGAGAAAATGCTTTGCTTGTAATAAAGAAAAAGCTATGGGCAAGTTTGAGAGATATTGTAGTGATAGTTGCAGATCAAGAGCTACAAAGAATTATCAAGCACCAAACAGTATAAGTTGGTAGTATGGGATTTTTAGTAACATTAATATTAAAATCAATAGAATTAATTTTTTGGGTAATTATAGTATTAATTATTTTTCTTCTTCTATCTCTTTAATTTCAACACCGATAGCTTCACCGTTGATAACATTATGATCTCTAATCTCTTTGAGTTTAGCTTCAAGTTCTGGTCTAGTCATGTTATCAAGTGAGGCTGTCACAACCTCTTTACGATCAATATAAAAACCCGCAAGTTGACCGCGACGATATTCGGCATTTATTGCAGGCCCCATTTGTCCATTAGTTACAGCGATATCACGCAACCGTGACAGTTCTCTGGAGTGTTTTACAAAATCTAACTTACTAGCTTCTGCATATTCACGCTGTAGATTTTCTATAGCTTCTACAACTTTAGGGAAATACTTGGGATTTCTTAGATTACAAGCCTGTGTGACAGCAGATTTCTCTGAATAACCCGCCTGTCTTGCACATTCTGTCTGTGTAAGTCTTCCATTTTCTTTGACAAATATTTCTACAAAGGCTCTTTGTTTAGGTGTTAGCTCACCATTTCTAGTCTTAGGCATTTTTTCATTTTAATACACTTTATCATTTCTGTATAGTATTATTTCATTCAATATTATAATATTAAATATTAAATTGCATTCAAAAAAGGTATATGGGTGTGGTTACGTTTGGTTACGTATAGGTTACGTGGTCAAAGTAACGATATAATTGTTATTTTTCAATAGATTAATGCTATGGTTACGTGGTTACGTCATATTTGTAAAAATAAAAATTATTTTTTTTTATTTTAAAATAAAATTACTATACGGAGTGAAAG